CCAAGTCACGCGCGTTCAAGGACGCGGTTGTCGTCGGCGTCGGCTGGCTTGAGGAAGGCGTGCAGGACGAAGACGACGGCGAGCCGGTATATGTCCGCACGGAAAGCTGGCGCAACATCCTTTGGGATTCAGCGGGCGTCGAGCCGGATATGTCCGACCGCCGTTATGTCACCCGAACGAAATGGGTAGACCTAGACATCGCCATGGCCATGTTCCCCAAGCGCGCGGATATGGTGCGCGAGTCGGCGCTGGAAGTGGATCGTATGCTCCACGACTTGCAGTTCGGCGACGTCGCGATGGACACCATCGAAGTTCAGAATGACAGCTATCGCGCCGAGCGCGAGGACAATGCCTATCGCCGTGATCGCGTTCGCATTATCGAAATGTGGTTCAGAATGCCGGTCGAGGTTCCGCGTCTCAAGGGCGGCGACTTCCACGGCGAGATGTTCATCGAAGGACACCCAGGCCACGAAAGGAGCATCGAGGGCGGCGAGGCCGTGATCGTTAGCAAGGTCATGATGCGGATGCACGTCGCGATCATGACGCCGAAGGGCTTGCTTCACGTTTCCATGTCGCCATATCGCCACAACAACTTTCCGTTCACGCCAATTTGGGCGAACATTCGCGGGCGAACCGGACTGCCCTACGGCGTGGCGCGCGGGCTTCGCGACATTAACGACGACATCAACAAGCGCGCGTCGAAGGCGCTGCACATCCTGAACACGTCCAAGACGATTATGGACGAAGGCGCGGTCGATGACCTCGACGCATTCAAGGACGAAGTAGCGCGCCCCGACGCGATAATCGTCAAGAAGCCCGGCAAGGAGCTTACTCTGAACGCGGATCGCGGGCTTGAGGCGTCGCATCTGCAAATCTTTTCAAGCGCCATTTCGCTCATGTATTCAATATCTGGCGTCACCGAAGCCAACATGGGAAAGAGCACGGGCCAGCAATCTGGCGTCGCACTCCAGACCATGCAAAACAGCGGATCGCTCGCGACCGCCGACCTATTCGACAATTTGCGGTTTGCCTTCCAAAAGAGCGGCGAGAAGCAGCTTTCACTCGTGGAGCAATATTTCACCGAGACCAAGGACTTCCGCATCACGAACATGCGCGGCACGCCGGAATACATCAAGATCAACGACGGCCTGCCGGAGAACGCCGTCTCACACACCAAGGCGGACTTCATCATCTCGGAAGCCGACTGGCAGATGACGATGCGTCAGTCCGCGACGGACGAACTGGTCGCGCTCTTGAAGGAGCTTGCGCCGGTCGCTCCGCAGCTTGTCGCCACCATGATCGACCTGATCGTCGAGAACATGGACATCCCGAACCGCGACGAACTGGTCAAGCGCATCCGCGCCGTCACCGGAATGCGCGATCCAGATGCGGAAGGGCCGACGCCGCAAGAGCAGCAGCAGGCGCAGAAGAAGGCCGAGGCCGAGCAGCTACAGACCGACCTCATGAAAGCGAAGCTGGCCGATCTGCAGGCAGGAGCGCAGGCCAAGGGCGCAATGGCCGCCAAGACTGGCGCGGACGCCAAGCGCATCATCGCCGCCATCGCCGGGCTCAACGTCGAGACGCAAGCAGCGGCGCTCGAAGCGGCTCTGGTCATGATCCAGTCGCCGCCGGCCGTTCCCGTAGCCGATGGCGTCTTGCACGAAGCCGGTTTCGTCTCGCGTTCTGAGCAGGAAGACGACCAGCAGCGCCAGCAGGCCATGCAGGCCGCGCAGCAGCAGCAGGATCAACAGAAACAGGCCGCCGCGCAGCAACAAGCCGCGCAGCAACAGGCGGCCGCCCGACAGCAAGCAGCCGTCCAGGCTGACGCGGCGCGCAACGCCGCAGCCAAGCGCATCAGACCGAATCCCGACGCCCAGCAGGAAACCGTTGAGCAGGAGGGCGTCGAGCAAGTCCAAGAACCACAACAGGAGCAAGAAGAGTGACCCAGCGGAATTGGAAGAAGGTCGAGTCGAAGTTGATTTCTCACATCGACTATGACGAGCCGAACAGCCGTCTTTACGTCAAGTTCCACACCGGGACGCACCACTACGCCTACGACGACGTGTCGCCGCACGCGCACTTCATGCTGACGAGCGACGAGTCGCTTGGCGCGCACTTCGCGCGCAACATTCGCGGGAAATATCCGCACCACATGATCCTCAACAAACCAAGTTGGGCAGATGAAGTCTCGAACGAGGGCTGCGCGTGAACCCGAAGGCGATCCTCAAGCGCGCCGCGAAGCTGATTGACGATCGCGGCGCGTCCTATGGCGGCATCGAGCAGAGCTTCGACCGCGCGGCAGCTATCGCGTCGCTCAAACTCGACAAGGTGGTCACCGCTTACGATGTGGCGACGATACTCGAAAGCGTGAAGGACGCGCGGATCGCGACCAACATCAGGCACGTGGACTCGCATCTCGACGGCATCAACTATCGCGCGTTCCGGCTCTGTCTGGCCCGGCCGCAAACCAAAGGCAAAGGATCATGACCAAGCATTATTACGGCACCAAGCGCGTCACGGCTTGGGAGCAGGACAGCAAGGGCGGCGATGAAGGCTACGCGGTTCGCTACGCGGACGGCTATACGTCGTGGTCGCCAAAGGACGTGTTCGAGGAAGCCTATCAGCCGGTCGACGCAATGTCGTTCAGCGGGGCGCTCTCGGCGCTCAAGGAAGGCCGCAGCGTTTGGCGAAGCGGATGGGCGGACGACATCAAGCTCGTGCTCATGCCGGATCGAAGTGACGAGTGGGAAACGGGAACCATTTACATCGTCGATCTGCAAGACGCCCTGTTCTTCAAATGGGTACCAGGCGACGACGACCTGACCGCAAACGACTGGCAGATTGCTTAAGGATACACGGCAATGGCGCGCATCGTTTTTGACTACAGCTTCGCCCATCTCCGACCCCATCTCCGACCAAGGCACGGCCCGCAAGTTTGGCCTTGGTGGCGATTAGTCTCGATCGCGTTGGTAAACCTCCGTGTCAAGACGCCTTCTGTTGCCCGGCGCTTGTGGGTCTATACGCGCTTTGGCGGTGTCTTTTTCGATGTCATAATCGACCGCCGCAAGCTTCCGCGCGACTGACGCTCTCCAGTAGCCTCCATTAAGCTCAAGTAAGGACAAAGCACATGGTTGACGAACCCAACGACGACGGCCTGACCGCCGAGGAAAAGGCCGCCCTGGACGAAGACGACGCCGCGATCGCTGCCGCAGCGGCCGGCGAGACGGACATCCGCGACGCCATCGATCCGGCAGCTTCGGTCGCGGCGCTTGAGGAAGTTGTCGAGCCAGAAGCGCCGGAAGCAGCGCCGCTGCCGCTCATTCGTGGCGCGGCCCCGGAGAAGGCCGACGAACTCCTGGCCAGCTTCGACGCCGAGGACGAGGCGCTGAACACCAAGTTCGACGAAGGCGACATCACGGCGAAGGAGTTTCGCGACGGCCTCAAGGCCACCAACGCGCGCCGCGAGGAAATCAAGTGGGAGCAGAAGAAGGCCGCTCTCGCCGAGGAAATGTCCGAGTCGCAGCGGTTCAACCAATGGGCTGGCGCGGTTCAGGACTTCATGTCGACGACCGGATCGAGCATTGCCAAGAGCAATAGCGCGATGATCGCCTTCGACGTGGTGGTCAAGGGCGTCACGAGCGACGAAAAATACAACGGCATGTCCGACAAGAAGAAGCTCGAAACCGCCTACAAGATGTTCACAGACGACTACAACAAGGCGTTCGGCAAGGCGGTCGCCACCGGAGCGACTACCGACGAAGCCGTGGCGACGGCAACCAAGGCAGTCACCAAGGCCGCGAAGGTCATTCCGCCGACGCTCGCCCGCGTTCCCGCGTCTGACATCGAAGCCACCGACCTTAGCCCCTACGGCGCGCTCGACCGCCTCGCGGACTCCAATCCGATCGAATACGAGCGCCGCCTTGGCGAGTTGTCCGAGCGCGACCGCGCCACGTATCTCGCCACGGCTTAAAGGGAAACACCACAATGTCGCGCACGACAACTTTCTGGGATATTGGCGTCGATGAAACCTTCCGCATCGGCGGCGTAACCATCGTCCTAAAGCACAAGAGCGGGAGGCGTGCGCGGCTTGAGGTTCAAGCAGAGGCAGGGGTGATAATCAAACTCGCCCCCGCTTTTGGCCTTGACAAAGAAAAAAACGACAATGTTCAAGCAAAAAGGGCTTGAACCTAAGCCTGCCATCCTATAACGTAACCCATCAGCGGAATAGCGCATGAGTGCTTGATGCAGGGTCTAACCCTCATGAGGCACTCGCCATGACGACTACCGTTATCCCGTTTGGGGCCGTAATGGCCCAAAAGAAGTGGTCCGCCGGCCTTGCCGTCGACATTTCGCTCAAGTCCTATTTCACCAAGAAGTTTGTTGGCGAAGGCGAGAATCGAATCGTTCAGCGCAAGACCGAACTCGATTCCGACGCCGGCGACACCATCTCCTTCGATCTGTCTGTCCTTCTCCGCAATCGCCCCGTCACCGGCGACCAGCGCGTCGAGGGCCGCGAGGAAAATCTGCGCTTCTTCACCGATCAGGTGACGATCGACCAGACGCGCCACGCCGTCTCGGCCGGCGGCAAGATGACCCGCAAGCGCACGGCGCACGATCTTCGCACCGTCGCCAAGGAGCGCCTGTCCGACTATTGGGCGCAGTATATCGACGAACTGACGTTCATGAACCTCAGCGGCTCGCGCGGCATGAACCAGGACTATATCGAGGGCTTGGACTTCTCGGGCTTCGCTCAGAACCCGCTCCTGGCTCCCGATTCGCAGCATCAAATCTTCGCTGGCGGCGCGACCTCGGTTGCGACGGTCACGAACACGGAAACCATGACGCGGCTCCTGATCGAACAGGCCGTCGCCACCGCGACCATGATGCGCGCTCAGAACCCGCTTACCCCGAACATGATGCCCATCAGCATCGAAGGCGGCCAGCACTTCGTCACCGTCATGTCGCCGTTCCAAGAATACGACATGCGGAACAACGACACCGGCGGCTGGGTCGACATTCAGCGCGCCGCCGCCGCTGCGGAAGGCAAGAACTCGCCCGTGTTCAAGGGCTCGCTGGGCATGATCAACAACGTGATCCTGCACTCGCACCCCTCCGTGATCCGCTTCAACAACTACGGCGCTGGCGCGAACCTCCCCGCCGCCCGCGCCCTGTTCATGGGCCGACAGGCTGGCGTCGTCGCCTACGGCACGGCGGGCGGACTGCGCTTTACCTGGAAAGAGGAACTGCGCGACTTCGGCAACGAGCCCACCGTCGTCGCCGGCACGATCATCGGCATCAAGAAGGTTCGATACAACAACATCGACTTCGGCGTGATGGCGATCGACAGCTACAGCGCGCCGGCCCCGACGTAAGTTCTGGCCAAGACTGACGGAGCCGCATGACGCGGCTCCGGTTTCCTCATTCCGCAAGGACTTCCGATCATGGCCACTATCGCTTCCCCCATCTCCCTCTACCAGAAGACGGCCCCGAGCCCGCTTGTCGCCGCCGCGCTCGTCGTCGCCGACTTCATGTATGATTTCAGCTACAGCGCCGTGCAGACGACCGATATTCTCGAAATCGGCGCGCTGCCGGCCAATTCGAAGATCGTCGACGCCTATCTCTACGCGGAAGCAAACCTACAGGTAGGCGTCATCACGGGCGGCGGCAGCGGCACGGCCAACGGCACCTTCCCGCTTCCGGTCATCGCGCCTCCCTCGGGAGGAGCGCCCTACGCTGGCACGTTCACCATCGCCGCCGGCGTGCTGACGGCTGTGAACCTGACGAACCCCGGAAATGGCTACACTGGAACGCAGACTGTCACCAACGCGCTTCTTGTCGCGGCTGGCGCGGTTGCTCTCGCGGGCGCTTCCGTCACCTTGACCTTGGCGACTCTGCCGGCGGCCAATGCCACGGTCGGAATTATGACCGGAACGCTTGGCGATCTGGTTTCGGCCCGCACTCTCAACGCCGTTCCGACCCTGTTTAGCGCCGTCGCCGTCGCCGGTCTGAATACCGCCATCGCGCGAATGACGCTGCCGCAGCCCTCCGCCAACTACCTTTCCACGGTGGACCAAGGCATTGGCGTCACGTTCAGCGCCGCGCAGGCGGCCAACAGCCTGTATGGCACGACCAGACTGC